TAGTCTGCTTGACGTACTCGAGAGTTAGGGTTCTGATAGTCATTGCTTTTTTTGAGTTGGACTTCAGACGCAAGCTTTAGGACTCTTAGGGATTCTTTCATAGTGTTACCTCTGGAACGTTGGTTATGAGAGTTATTATATCACGATTTTTTGAATTGTAAACCACTTTATGCATTTTTGTATGCGTACTCGAGAGCGCGGTCTGCTTCGATCTCGAGTGGTCGATTTTGATATCGGTTAGAAGTGTCACGGTCAAGTTGACGAACAAGTTCAGCGATCTCGTACGATGTGATCGGGTACTGACGCTTGATCGCGTTGATTGCAATCGAAGACATGATCTTATAGATCATGGCGTATCGACCAGAGTTGTCAATGTTAGCGATGGATCGATACTCGGTGATGAGTTGCTTGTTCACAAACGGACAGTCTTCATATGAAGACCAGTGATACACTGCGTTGAGCTTTGATTGTCTATGTTGAATAACCTGTTTCTGTAAGTCTTCAGGCAAACGATCAATGAAGCTACGAGAGTTTTGTTTTTCTTCGTACGGGTGCTTTAAGAGAAGTGAATCCACGTCAATAGGCCGACCGCTATTAACATAAAAGAAGTTGTAAGCCTCAGCATACTGCGCAGGGATGTAATACATTCGTGATAGGTCTTTAGTTTGCTTATCTCCGATGCTGTTAAGTTCAGAGTTGAGTGCCCACCAGAAGTGTTTGATTTGTGCGCTAGGTACATGCTTTCCAAGTTGGAAGACGATTCGAAACTTTGGGTGATCGACCGTGCTGCTTGCAGTACTGTATATAACGTAAGACCAATCACCAAACCGACTACGAAGTCCATTCTCTAGATCTCCTTCAAATACGTAGTCATCAACGTCAACAGCAGCCCAACCTGCCCAAGCCAATACATTTTTGTTTGATCGAGTTGTATTAGAAAGATATACAGTCGGCGATATAAGTTGAGCATCACGTTTTCCTTTCAACTTTCGTTTTGATAACATCTGTAGAAACTCCACGAACTGTTCCCAATTCGTGAAGCTCATGTTACGGTGTGTTTTGTTGTCGTATATTGACTTAACAGTGTCAGGGAAATTGCCATGATTACCCTCGTGGCTAGGAGCGGTCCATCCAGCAGGCTTGAGCAGGTCAGGCAAACCAAACGGATTTGGCCGGCCGGGCTTTACACCTGGTTTCTTACTCATGTTTGCTTCATAGACTTCGTCCCAAGCAACACTTACATCTACACCAAAGACATCCAAAGTGCCGATTGCGAACACACATAGGTCGATGAGACCATCAACAATTTCCTCTGGCTTCTTGTCAAAGACTGCGGCGTCGATAGTCTCGTTCATTTCTTCCATACACATCTTCAAACGAAAACGAAGATACTTTGCCATCAGTTCTTTGTTGTCTTTATTCTTTTCAAACCAGTCATGCACTCCAAACTTATCGTGCATATCATGAATGTCTTGTACCCAATTTGTGCTCATTTATATTCTCCAAGATATATTTGTAAATTATAACTCATGGGATATATTTTGTAAACCATCATACGAAAAATTCTTCCAGAGTTGCTTGCTCTTTCACCGACCAGCCAATCGCTTCAAGGATTGGTGTGATAGGCTCGATGAATGTTTTTTCGAACTGTAGATCGTAGTCAACGTACTTATGTAGGTTGAACTCCGGTGGCAGGTAGTCAGGAAAAGATATGACATTCTCTTTGATGGGGTTAGGCATCTTGAGGTAAGAGAACTTGATCTTTTCACCAGACTGAATATGAGTGTATCGTTTTTCCAGACCTTTGTCTTTCAGCTCATGATTATATAGCAAAGCACCACGTACGTGAATAGGTGTGCCTTTGGCGTATATGTTCTTACGATCTTTCCACTTGTCAAGTTCAGACACACCACGAGGAAAAGCGACTGACTCAGGTGGAAGCTTCTTGAAGTGTTCACGAAACTCATCGATGAATCGCCGAGTAGCTTGCTCGTTACCAGTCACCATGATCTTGAAGATCTGCTTAAACTTATCACGTACAACTTCGGGTGTTGAGGACTTGATAGCTTCAATACCCATGATCTTGAGCTTTGGCTCAGCGTAACGAACACCTTCGTTGTCATACACATTGAGGATGTAACGTTTCTTTGCTGTCCATATGCCACGATCTGCGATGACTTCTCGACCCATCTCCATGCGAGGAGTGTATGCATTCATTTTGTCGAACAGCTTTGCGTAAGAAGCTTTGATGACTTTTTCAAAGTGTGTCTCGCAGATCTTGTTCAATGCATCGATAGGATTGTCAGGGTTGAGCTTTTTAACAAGAGGACCCATGTTGATGTAAACTGAGTCGGTGTCGATCGCAATCACATAGTCTTTGTTTGTCTTTAAGAGACGGTTCATTTCTTCGTTGATTGCTTTCTCTGCCCACTTGATCGACAACTGGCCAGTGAGTGTCACTGACTCAGCGAGGGCGTTGTCAAAGTACTTGAAGTACTTATTAGCCAAAGCACCATAAAGAGAGTTAAGAAGAATTTTGATAGCCATCTGGTTGTTTTCAAGCTGGTTGATCTCAGACTCAAGGTGTTTACTGTTTGTCTTTTCGTACTCAGACTTCGCGGCCAACATCTTTTTCTTGATGCGAGTACGTTCGGCGTAATAGTCAACAATCAACTCAGGGATAACACCTTGGCGATCTTTCATGAAAGGGACACCGGATGCAGTGACAGAGTACTCACTCTCAACTTTTTCTTCGTCATTAAGGTAGTGTTCAGGGCCGGCCTTATAACGAATGTTGTAGTCACGAACGAGAGTCTCAGGCGAGATGTTGTATTGAACAATAATGTTAGGATAGAGTGAGTTCAAGTCAAAAGACACCACCCAGTCATGTGCACCAACCTGAGGATCTTTTACGTAACCACCTGCAATACTATGTGATTTACCTTCAGCTCTTGCTGCAGAGCCAGGATGTTTAACCGATGTTTCTGTTGCACCAACAACAGCGTAAGGAACTTTTTGAATTTGATTGAGTGGAGAAATGACGTTTTTCGTGAGGAGACGACGATAGATGATCGACTCCCAGATCGACGTGGTGCCAAACGTGTCGCCAAGGTTGACACCACCCTTATAAGCCATCGTAAGTGCAAGAGAGATGAGCCCCATCTTTTGATCGATGCGGTCAACCAACATCACGTCTTTGATGTTATAGTCGATAAACTTTTGGTGGTTTTCTTTATAAAGAGTGTAAAGGTTACCGAACTCTTCATAGTTCAATTTCTTTTCGCCAAGCACAACGTAGGCAATGTGGTCAAGCTTGTATGACTCTTGTGCACCATACGAGTAGCCAAACTTTTTGAACAGCTCAAGGTAATCGGCTTGTTGAATGCCGGTAATCTCATAACCATACTGTGTACGACCACCAATCACAGTGTTACGTTCAGAGATGAGCTTCCAGGGAGAAAGCTTTTTTGCTGCTTCTTGAGTGCCAAGAAGTGTGATACGATTAATGAGATAAGGGATGTCAAAGAAACGAGTGTTCCAGCCAGTGATAACATCAGGATAGTTTTTAGTCCAGTATGAGATAAACTTTACAAGAAGTTCCTCTTCAGACTTACACCGATTATATTGTATCAACGCTCCGTCAAGGTCGAGTGCACTCTGAGAGGGGTCGTAGTGATCTAAACCCCATACCTGATAGACCGAAGACTTGCTGGACTTCAAAGCGATTGAGATGATAGGATACGCAGCTTGCTCTGGCACAGGGAAGCCATCATCACTCGCAACCTCGATGTCGAAGTTCACGATGTTGATATGATTGATATCAAAGGTGATGTTACTCGGAAACTTTTCAGTGATGAACTGATGAATGAAGTTTGTGGTACCATATGCTTTGAAGTTGTCCATCTCTTCATATGTCTGAAGAAACTCTTTTGCCTCACCCATAGTGTCAAACCGAACAGGCTTCACGTCACCACCATCGAAAGACTTCAGGTTACTTGGGTCTTTTGACGGAAGATAAAGTGTAGGCTTGAACTTGACTCGGTTGGTGATGGGAGTACCGTTGTCAGTGTATCCACGGTAAAGGATAGAATTGCTGTAGCGATTCACAGACGTATAGAATGTCAACTTTCACCTCCATGTTAGGAGTTAATTATAATATAAAAAAGGGGTGATGTACACCCCTAAGTTTAGAAGATGGCTTTAATTTCTTCGATTTGGTGTGGAGGTCCAGATACTGTGATTTCTGGGTTCCCACCTCCAGGTCCGGAGGGGATGAAGGATTCGAGTTTGAGGTCATGGTCGAGTAGGAATTGTAGGAAGGTTTGAATTTCACAGTCCCAGGCGATATCGAAAGTGTGTTGTGTGTTTTCCATAGTATCCTCCATAACTGATCTGTCTGTTCTACCACAGAAAACACTAGTTGTAAACAAAAAAGTGCACCGAAGCGCACTTTTTTTTCTTTTTATTTAGAACGACTTACTCTTTCGTAGAGACAAACTTGTACATCTCTTGGGCTTTTGCCATTAAGTCATCCATCGAGTACATCTGAACGGCTTTCTGGTATTCCTCAACTTGAAGCTTGCCCTGCTCCATCATCTTAGTAGCTGCTTCAATGTTGAGAGCAGTGACTTGGTCAAGATACTCTTTTGCAAGAGTGATCATTTCTGCACGGATTTCAAAAGGATTCTTTTCCATTATTTGCATACTCCACGGAAAGGCTTCATCATACCTTTCATTTCACTTGCCATGTTTTCTACAGACTCATCCATATTCTTTAACTGGTTAGTAAAGAAGTTAAATGTATACTGATTGAGTGCTTTTGAATATGATTTCCAACCTTCAGTCTTAAGATCAATGAAAGCGTCCATCATCTTTACGTTGTGTTCAACGAGTTGGTTAAAGTTATAAACCATTTTGTTTTTCTCCTGTGTGTTTGAGAGATCTTCTCCGTAGTACGGAATGTGTGCCATGATAGCTCTCCTGTGTGTTTATATAATCAGCTTGAAATCACAAGTTG